CTACAAAAGAGAAAGACAAGGAGTAATCATGGCCATATTCTTAAACAATGGCGTATCCGTTACGCTAAACAGCGTTGATCTATCAGCGTATGTAACAGCTGTAACAATCAACCAATCATTTGATGAGTTGGAAGTCACCGCAATGGGGGACACTGCCCACAAATTTGCAAAAGGCTTAGAAGCAAGCACTATTACTTTAGATTTCCTAAATGATAATGCTGCTGCAACAGTTATACCTACATTACGTGCTGCTTATGGCACTACTGTAACATGCGTTATTAAGCAGACAAGTGCTGCCGTATCAGCAACTAACCCTTCATACACAGCATCTGTATTGGTTAATAACCTACAGAATGTAAATGGCGCAGTAGCTGATATATCATCACAAAGCATTACACTTACTTGCAACAGCACAGTAGCTGTAGCAACCGCATAAGGAGTAATAATGGCAAAGCTAAAGATAACAAGGGCTAATGGCGAAGTATCTGAACACAAGATTACGCCAGGTGTCGAGTACGCTTTCGAGTTAAAGTATGGCGCAGGAATTTCAAAGGTTCTACGCGATCACGAACGCCAAACAGAAATCTACTTTTTGGCTCATGAGTGTTTGCGTAGGGCCAACGTAACTGTACCTGTGTTTGGTGTCGAGTTTATTGACAGCTTAGAAACTGTCGAGGTATTAGACGAAGAAAAAAAATAGTACAGCGTGATTCCACGCTCTATGCGATAGCAAGTTTGTCTGTAGAGCTAGGGATCGCGCCTAGTGAGTTTATAAATATGGACTCAGAAATGCTACGAGCAATCGTGCAGGTACTCAGCGATAGAGCTAAGGAGATAAAAAATGCCCGTAGTCGTAACAGGCGTTAAACAACTCCAAAAGGCTATGCGAGATGTAGATAAAGATTTGAACAAAGAGATGTCAAAGAATATCAAGTCAGCTATGTTAATTGTGCGTGATCGCGCACGTAGTTATCTACCGGCACAAAATGAAGTGCTAAGTGGATGGGGTAAAGGCACTGGGTCTATGGAGACTGTAAAAGATCCTAATAGATTATTTCCACCTTATGACTATGCATACGCTAAGAGCAAAGTTGCTTATTCTGCAGGTCAAAATAAAAGCAACGACAAAGGATTTAAGGCTGCATTTTATGTGTTTAACAATTCTAGATCAGGCGCAATATTTGAGACCGCAGGCCGTATAGGTAGGCCTAGAGGTAATAAATCATTAAACCCTAATGCACCTGTGCAATTTAATGCAGCTGCTGAAATGTTATCTAGCATGAAGGGTCAAGGCAAGCAACGCGGTCGTGTTATTTATCGTGCTTGGGATGAAACTAAAGATGTAATTATACCTAGAGTAGTTAATGCTATTGACACAGTAGCAAAGAAATTTATTAAAGACACAGAAATTAGAAGGGCTGCATAGTGCCTAATTTAATTGTCAGCGCAGTGAGCACCTTTGATAACAAAGGATTAAAAAAAGGAAAGAAAGAAATATCGGCTTTTGACAAAAATGTACAAAGTTTAGGCAAGACTTTTGCTAAAGTATTTGGATCTATTGCCCTAGTTAACTTTGGTCGTAACGCTGTTAATGCATTTATAGATTCCGAAAAGGCAGCCGCTAAACTACGCACCACAGTTAGTAATTTAGGCTTAGAGTTTGAACAACCAGGAATAGAAGAATATCTAAAGAAGTTATCGCTGCAGTTTGGCATAGTAGATGAGAGTTTAATTCCGGGATTTCAACGATTACTTATAGTAACTAAAGATGTTGCTAAAGCACAAAGTTTATTTGAAACTGCATTAAACGTATCGGCAGGCACTGGCAAGGATCTCACAGCTGTATCTACTAGCTTGTCTAAAGCCTACTTAGGCGATAACGCAGCACTAGGCAGGTTAGGCGTAGGACTAAGTAAGGCACAGTTAAAGTCAGCATCATTCTTAGAAGTACAGCGCACACTTAACGTTAATTTTGCAGGTCAGGCCGCAGCAGCTGTAGAAGGCTATGCAGGCAGTATGGCTAAATTAACTGTAGCCGTAGATGAATCTAAAGAGGCAATAGGCAAGGGCTTACTAGATGCCATAGCAGCATTATCTGGCAGTAACGATATAGATACATTTACTGTAAAGATGGTTAATGCAGCTGAGAAGATAGGCAACGCATTTAGGACTGTTGGCGATGTAATAGGACTACTAAACCCTAATGCTAGCGTTAAAGTAGGCGGCAAGTTTTTGCGTAAGTCCGATATGAACGCACCTAGATTATCACCAGCAACAAGTAGAGCCATGTTACTAAAGCAAGAAGTTACACAGATTAAAACTGGTGTGTCTTTACGTAAAGCAGAAAACGATCTACTAAAGAAAAAGACTGCCGTAGATCAATTACGCGACAAGTTTGACCTAGAGCGCATAGGACTTACAGCTGCACTAAACGCTGCTACAGATGCTGAGACTAAATTAAGAATTAGAGCGCAACTTGCTATCTTAGATAATAACGAGGCTTTGGCTAAGAAATTATTAGCAGAGATGAACGGCACAACAGCGACAGAAGAATTGACTAAACAATTTTACGCACTGAGCGAAGCTGCTAGAGCCTTGCTATTATCTTTTGGCGTTGACCCATCACAGATAGGCCCAGGCGGTACTATTGTAGGTGGCGCAAAAGGTCGTATCGGTAACCTTGCAAATACTTCTATAAATAACCCTAACTTTGCATCTAGTGGTGCAGGTATGGATCTAGGTTTAGCACTTGGATTTACACCTGGCACTCGCACAAATGCAGCACCACAAGAAATTATAGTTACAGTCAATACGTCAGCAGGTGGCGATAGATTAAGCCAAGCTATTGCAGAATCTATACAAATTGCTACAAAGAATGGATATAGCACAGTACCGGCAGGTCAAGGCTTCTAATGCCAATACCTGTAATAAATGCTGTAATTAACTTCAGCACTGGACCAGCCTTTGCCCAAACAATGATTTTAGATACAGGCATATTAGATACAAATGTATTAGGTGATGCCACAGCTGTGATTGTAGATGTATCAGACCAAGTTAACCGCATAGAGACTAATCGTGGCCGTACTGCTTTATCTGATCAATTTCAAACAGGCTCACTTACTTTACGCATAGTAGATCAGAATGGCGACTTTAATCCGCAAAATGTCACTGGCCCATATTATAATTTATTAACACCTATGAAAAAGGTGCAGATTACTGCTACCTACTCATCAGTAACTTATCCTATATTCCAAGGCTTTATTACAAGCTACGTTACTACATACCCTAGTGAATCTGGCGAAGATGTAGCAATAACAACTATACAAGCTGTAGATGCATTTAGGTTGGCTCAGGTAGCACAGATCAGCACAGTTACAGGTGCGACTGCCGGCAACTTATCAGGCACACGTATAAATCAAATATTAGATCAAATCTCATGGCCAGCGACTATGCGTGACGTGGATGCAGGTCTTACTACTATGCAAGCAGACCCTGGCACTAACCGCACTGCTTTAGCATCTCTAACTACTGTGGCAACGTCAGAGTATGGCGCACTGTATGTCGATGCGTCTGGATCGTTTGTATTTCAAGATAGAGACGTAACTGCAGGATCTATTGGCGGCACACCTACAGTCTTTGCAGATAATGGCACAGGTATAGATTATTTTGATGCTAGTTGGATTCTTAACGATGTGCTTATATTTAACAAAGCCACTATTACAAGGGCAGGTGGCACAGCACAGGTAGCATCAAATCAAGACAGCATAGATAAATACTTTTTACACAGCTACTTCTTAGACAACCTACTTATGCAGACCGATGCAGTAGCCCTAGATTATGCCCAAGCTTATGTGGCTAGTAGAGCCGAAACAAGCATCCGAGTAGATTCCATAGTGCTTGACCTATACACAGACAATTACAACACAGGCATTATTGCAGCCCTAGACCTAGACTTCTTTGATCCGATCAAGGTAATTACTACACAGCCAGGTGGATCCACCCTAGAGAAAACATTACAGATTTTTGGCGTTAAAATGAATATCTCGCCGAATAGTTGGAAAACCACGTTCACGACATTAGAGCCAGTCATAGACGCATTTATCCTAAATGATACGATTTATGGCACTTTAGACTATAATGTCCTAAGTTACTAAGGGGTATCATGGCAAAACAGACGTTCACGACTGGGCAGGTATTAACAGCTGCACAGATGACTTCATTGCAACAGACAGCAATGCTTGGTGGTGCTGCATCCGCTAAGACTGCAAGCTACACATTAGTAGCAGCCGATGCTGGCACAGCCATATCTATGTCTAATGCAAGTGCTACAACTATTACAGTCAATACAGGTTTGTTTGCAGATGGCGACACTATTCAAATAACAAATATTGGCGCAGGGGTTTGCACAATAACTGCAGGCACAGCCACTGTTAATACAGCAGCATCATTAGCATTAGCACAATGGGAAAGCGGTACATTAGATTTTAG